GCTTGTATCGTTGGACCAACAGTCTTAGGTAGTGTAAACATTCCTAAGTTAGTAACAAGTTATTCAGAGTATTTAGCAAATTTTGGTAGTACATTTATAAGTGGATCAGACACTTACACATATTTTACATCTATCTCAGCTTATAATTACTTCAATAATGGTGGTACATCATTAATAGTAAATAGAGTAGCATCAGGATCATGGACTCCAGCAACAACAACAGATTCACCTATTGAAAGTGAAGCAGAAAGTACAACATTAACTTCTGGTTCTTTTAACTTTTCAGGATCCTTTGTAGAAGGAACAGCTAGAGGTGGTGAATCAGGTACATTTAGAGCTACAGGTTCTATAGATGGAACAGTTACTGATGGTACTATTTTTAATATAGTAAGAAATCAACAAAACGGAAAATTATACACAGGACAAAGTGCCTTAGTTGGTGATGCTTCTTCAATAGCTTTTAGATTTGCAGCAGGTACAAATCCTCAAGATTTACTTCCAAATGATTCAAAAGTAGTTCCATTAAATGGTAATGGAAATGGTATAAACGCTACTGCAACTGTAACAACAGGTAATCCAATTGGAGTAACGGGAAGATCAGCAATAGCTTCAGTAACAGTAACACCTTCTGCTTTAGGAACAGGATATGCTAATGGAGAAACATTAAGTATTACTGCTGGTTCTTTAGGATCAGGAATGGTAAAATTACAATCAAAATCACCATCAACATCACCAGTAGGTGGTGGAGTAGCTAGTGGTACTTCAACTATTACAGATGGATTAGGTACTCCAGCTTCACTAAAATATGTAATATCATCTGGTGGAGGTGAAGGAGTTCCAGCAACAACAGGTATTGGTGGAGGTTCATTTGATTTAGCTTGGGCTAAAAACGGTCAGCTAATTGCTAATATAGCATTTGGAACATCATTATCTAATTTAACTGTTGCTAACAACACAATAGTATCAGGTTTAACATTAGCTCAAATAGGTACAACAAACGTAGGATCAGGTGGAACATTTTCAGTTCAATCACAAGGTGGAGTTATAACAAATGTACTATGTACTGATGCTACAGGAACTACTGGTTGGCAAACTAATTCAGTAATTACTATAACTACTGCAAAATTAGATGCTTTATCAGGTGCTCCATTTGGAGCTTCATCAGGAGGACCTACTGGAAGAACATTAACAACTACTAATATAGCAACAGCAGTTACTGGTATAACACCATCTGCAAATTTTGCAGAAGGATTTCAATCAGGAAATGTTCTTACAATTCAAGGTGCTAATGTGGGAGGAGTTTCATCTTTCCCAAGCGATGTAGTATTTACATTTTCTGATAGTGATTTACAAAATGGAAGTATAGCAACATCTACAGCTCTTCAAACAACAACAACATCAGGTAATAGTCAAAATACAAATAATAATTTAATAATTGAACCTGTTTCAGCTACAGTAGCTGTACAAGATTCAGATGATGATTTTGCTGTAGGCCAAGTAGTATCAGTTCCCGCAGCTGATATAGGTACTCCAACATTACCACCTTCAATAGGTAGTGCTGATGTACAATTTACATTAGTACGTGCAGATATAGTAGATCAAGAATCATTTGTATTAGAAACATTAAGTGATGGTACAATAATGAATAGTGGCCTTATAGAAGGAAATAATGGAACTTTAACAGAAGGTACTGTAGATAATATTAGATGGGAAATACAAGGTACAAATCCAGCAACAGGAACATTTAGTTTAATAATTAGACAAGGTAATGATACATCAACTGCTAAAAGAGTACTTGAAATATTCCCTAATGTATCATTAGACCCACAATCATCTAATTACATTGAAAGAGTAGTAGGAAATCAAACAAAAGTACTTAATGGAGCTGGAACGTCAGATCCGTTTATAAGCACAGTTGGAAGTTTTCCAAATGCTTCAAGATATGTTAGAGTAAAAGAAGTAGCATTAAAAACTCCAAATTATTTTGATAATAATGGAGCATTTAAACCAGCACTTACATCTTCTTTACCAGATATAGGAAGTGGATCATTTAATGGAGCACAAGGAGAATTATTCTCTAAAACAGGATTCCCAATATATACTAAAGCATTATATTATGATGAAATTTCTGATATAAATACTCAAGGTATGGCGTCAACAGAAATGACAGTATACACAGATGCATTTAATTTATTAGCAAATAAAGATGATTATTCATACAATATTATTTCATCTCCAGGTTTATATTATGCATCTTCAATGATGGCAACTCCAATGAATGTTTTAATACAAAATACTCAAACAAGAGGAGATGCTATAGCAATTATAGATTTAGTTAGCTATGCAGGTGGAACAGTAACAACAGCAAAAGCACAAGCTGCTTCACTTGATAATTCATATGCTGCAGCTTATTGGCCTTGGGTTCAAATTGCAGATCCAGATTCAAGACAGTTAGTATGGGCAGTACCATCAGCGATGATTCCGGGTGTATACGCGTTTAATGACCGAACAAGTGAAGCTTGGTTCGCTCCCGCTGGAATTAATAGAGGTGGCTTAAATACGGTAGTACAGGCGCAAAGAAAATTAACTCAAACTAATAGAGATGACTTATATACAGGAAAAGTTAATCCAATAGCTACATTCCCTGGAAAAGGAGTTGTAGTATTTGGTCAGAAAACTTTACAATCAACAGCATCTGCATTAGATAGAATAAATGTAAGAAGATTATTAATAGCTTTAAAATCATTTATAGTACAAATTGCTGATAATTTAGTATTTGAACAAAATACAGCAGCAACAAGAAATAACTTCTTATCACAAGTAAACCCATATATGGAGTCAGTACAACAAAGACAAGGTTTATATGCCTTTAAAGTACAAATGGACGCTTCAAATAATGGACCAGATGTGGTTGATAGAAACCAAATGGTAGGTGCAATATTTGTACAGCCAACTAAAACTGCTGAATTTATTTACTTAGATTTCAACATTTTACCAACTGGAGCTACATTCCCATCATAAGAAGTATAAAACATAATATGTATAATAAAATAAAACAATAATAAAATGGCAGTA